GGTATAGTTGGAAAGGCAGGAAGACAGGATATGGTGCTCATCGCAGATGAAGTAGACGATCGAGCACTTAAAGACATAGCAGGAACTAATCGTGCAGTCGGTGCGCGAATGATCGTCGTCAAATCCCCTACAATCGGCAAAGATGCATTTTTTGAGGATATTGTAGAACTCACAGGCGCAACGCTCCTTTCGGCTAAAACTGGCGTAACGCTCGATCGCGCACGTCTTGATAATGCTGGAACATGTGAAAAAATAACCATTACCGAGCATACGACTACTGTACTTGGCGGTAAAGACCTTACTGATTATATTGAACACTTGAAAACCACGCTCGATGAAGACACACCACTTCTCAAGGAACGGCTTGGCGCATTGTCGGCAAAAGCAGCAAAGCTCAAAATCGGAGCAAAATCTGAGTCGGAACTATCGTATCTCCGTGATAAAGCCGAGGACTGCGTAAATTCTACCAAATTGGCTATGCAGGGAGGATATGTAGCAGGAGGAGGTGTATGTTTACTTAATGTTTCACGTGAAATGCCTGATACGTTAGGAGGGAACATACTTAAAATCGCTCTAAAAGCTCCAGTCAAGAATATTATTCGCAATGGTGGATATGAAATCGCAGATAAAATTCCGAATGAGGGCAAAACTATTTTTATAGAGGGAGAAGACTTTAAGAACAATCATGGATTTGATGCAAAGAAAGGAGCTATTGTAGACATGTTCGATGCTGGCATTATAGACTCAGCTATCGTATGCAAAAATTCGGTACGTGCAGCAGTCGGTACGGTAGAACTCATGTTCAGCATCTACAACGGCGGCGTATGCACGCAGGTAGAACCGAAACAGCAGTTTATGATGATGCCGCCACAGGCGTAATATGCTATAATTACCGCATGAAAGAATACAAAAAGCCAATGGCTAAAAACTGGCAATTCTCTCCTAAAGTATCTCTCAAAGAAAGCCTCTCACTAGAAAAGCCAGAAGCGGAAGGAAACCTTGATATTGAGATAATGGATAAACCAAATGGATAGAAATAGTGAAATAAATCAATTAAAGGATTTCCTGAATGAAGAAAAGCATCTAGAAAGATACGGAAATTGTTGGATATGTGATGATTATGAATCGGGATTCAAAATGGGAATGATCCACGCCGCAGCAATAAATCTTACAAGTAAAGAAGTATTCGAATAAAAAGATGCCAGGAGGAAGACCAACTGAATACAACGAAATAATCCTAGAAAAGGCTAGAGAGTATCTTGAATTATGCGAGGACGAAGAAGAACAGCAACTTACAGGTTTGAGTCAAAAAGGAACTGAATTGTACAAAAACAAACTGAAGGTAAAGATGCCTACCAAAGGAGGACTAGCTGTATATCTTGACGTTGCGCGTGAAACATTATATGACTGGTCGAGTAAATACCAAGAGTTTTCTGACATTATGGAAAAACTCGGAGCAAAACAAGAAGAAAGACTAATAAACAATGGACTTTCAGGAGACTACAATCCAACAATTGCTAAAGTCCTTCTTACAAAACATGGTTACAGAGACGCAGTAGATACAGATGTAACTACAAAGGGAGAGAAATTGGAAACAAACAATCCTGCTCATTTAGCATTAGCAAAAGAATATGAAAATAAATTGAAAGAGAGTCTATGAGAAAATGGAATTATGATGTCCTAGCTTTGGTAGAACAAGAGCTTCGTCCGTTTAAAAAGAACGATTACTCAAAAAGTCAGGAGTTTATAAAAAGTAATGAAAGCTTCTATACGAGTAAAGAATTTTTAGATAAATATGAAGAAAGACTCAAAGAAAACTTGTAGACATGAATGGTGGATTGATAGTAAAAAAGTTTATAAAACTCGTGAATCTTTCTACAAAAATGTTGTCTGCATAAAATGCTCTTAGACTAAATAAGAATTTATAATATGAGTAAAAGTGTACTAAACCAAATTAGAGAGAAAGTGCTCAAAAAGGCATTAGAAGAAATAGGCTTTCATGGCATTTATATGCTTTTTCCGTACCAAAATCCGAAAACTAAAGCAATTGAATGGCTTAAATTGAGCATTAAAGCGAAGTTTATAAACGACATAAAAGATGCTTCTTGATCAAATAAGCATTCACAGCTGGATACAAAATAATGGAATAAAAACCGAAGCGGGTGAAGTACTGGACTTCTCAAAATATCGCTTCATGTATGATATTTATGCCGATAGAAGCCCACTTCTCTGTTGCATGAAGGCGGCGCAGATAGGATTCACAACCTTTGAAATACTTAAGACAGCGCACGAATGCTATTACGAAAAACTGGATATTATCTATGTACTTCCTTCTGCAAACGATGTTAAAAGATTTTCAGGCGGTAAAACTAATAAGATAATCGCGCAGAACCCGGTACTTGCTTCATGGACAAAAGATAAGGATTCAATCGAACAGAAGCAATTCGGCGATAATACGATCTATTATGAAGGCTCATGGACAGAACGCGCCGCGCTTTCTACAACCGCTAAAAAGCTCGTAGTGGACGAATATGACCGCTGTAAGCCTTCCGTCGTCGAGCAGTACGATTCACGCCTACAGTCCACTGCAAATCCTCGCAAAGCATTCTTTTCAAACCCTTCATCGCCAGAATACGGCATACACAAATGGTATTTGCTTTCCGACCAGAAAAAGTGGCACGTGAAACACTCATGTGGGAAAGTATTCGAAATGGACGAGGACTGCATAGATTATGGCCGTGAAATATACGCTTGTCCGTCGTGCAGGGGGGAAATAACGAACGAAGAACGTCGTAAGGGCGAGTAGATAGCGACCGCACAAGGAGAATGGTCAGGCTATTGATTACCGCTATGGATTGCTCCATGGATTCCAGCTTCAATGATATGCAAGGAAAAACGAACAAAAACCCCTGATTACTTTGCTAATTTCATCGCTGGCAAGCCATGGGCAGGATCAGGCAATAAGATTTCAAAGCGCGAGATACTGGCGAACTGCGTTTCAAAGGTAAATGACCAGTCGGGGCAGATCATTATTGGTGTGGATTCAGGTATACCAATTCATTATTCAATCGGCAACGAGCAAGGTTTGTTCTATTACGGAACCTGCACTTCATGGAAACAGATTGAGCAATTCATGCGTAATTGGCCTAAAAGCATCGTCATAGCCGATGCAGGTGGAGACTTGATCGGGCCGCGAGAGCTTAGAGATAAATATCCAGGCAGAGTATTCCTTGTCTATTCAAACACTTCTCTAAAAGAAAAGATTGCCGAATGGCCAGAAAATGAGCCAGGAACAGTTCGTATAGACCGCAATGCGTCCGTACAATACGCAGTGGATCACATGCGAGATAAGAGAATACCTTTATTCGGTTCTATGGAAGACTGGGAGCCGTTTGCAGAACACTGGAATAATATTATGCGCGTTGATGAAGAATCTGCTTCGGGCATTATGAAACGTGTATGGCAGAGAAATGGACCCGACCATTGGGTATTCGGCACCGTTTATTATCTCACTGGCATAAGCAGATTCACTGGAGAAAGCGGTGGATTCGTAGGTAACGAGCCAGATTACAAATTAAAAGAAGGCTATTTTGATGGCCAGATGAACGCATCTTTTCTATGACAAAAATCGAACTTACTGATGATGAAGCTAAATTGTTTCTTATATTTCAGAAAAAGCATGCTGTACTTGCGCCAATGTTAGGATACATGGATATGATGCAGCTTGATAAACTGGTGAATTGCAGTATTCAGCTCGATACAGACGCTAAAGGTATAGTAGTCCATACTGCAATCACAAAACATTTCAGGTAAAAACTTGCACGATATATCGCACGTGGTATAATTAAATGGTATTAGTTTAACACCCAACGCAACGAAGCGCGGTGTCCCAATTCGGGGCACTGCGTTTTTTATTTACACGATGGACGGACGAGAAGTAAATGTTCTGGGAGTATCCCAGCTCATAGGTTCTGATATGAATAAAGTCGGCAAATCAGCCGAGCAACTTGCCGAAGGTATTACAGGTGAAACCCTGCCAGAATTGGAGCTTCCAATGACTGATCAAGAGCTTCTATCGCTCAAGTCTAAGTGGGAAAACCAGTATTTAAACTACGAAAGCTCTCTCAAAAAAAAGCAAGAAGTATCCAAAAGATATTGGCTCGGCTTGCAGAATAATACTGTTACTGGTGACAATAGGCCTATTTACGATAATCTCATCTTCCAATCTTTGGAGACTTTCCTACCGCAGGCAACCTCACAAAATC